TACGTGGAGATATAGCAGAACTACCCGACACACTTAAAAAATTTGATACGCAGTTTAGAGAAATGCGTGAAGGTTTTATAAACGCTACAGTAGAACTAGAAGGCGAATGGGGTTTCACTATTGACTGGGAACCTTGTGATTGGATGGCACCTGATGTTTGGGCGCGTATTAAATTAGACGCGTACGTAAACGAAACAGAAACATCCGCACGTGTAATAGATTACAAAACAGGTAAACAATACGGTAATGAAATAGCACATTCTCAGCAAGCACTGACTTATGCTATTGGTAGTTTCTTACGTTACCCAGATTTAGAAATTGCTAAAACAGAACTGTGGTATTTAGATCATGGAACAACCATGGAAAAAACATACACACGAGATCAGGCCATGATGTTCCTTCCTAAACTACAGGAGCGAGCAATTAATATGACGACAGCTACTAAATTTCCGCCAAATCCTTCTACTAATAGCTGTAGATGGTGTTCATTTGGCAAAGGAGAAGATCCCTATTGTGAATGGGTCATAAAGTAGTATAATAAATTCATAACATCCATCCAACTAACACCGGATGTTATCAACGAGGAACAAACATGAACGACGAACGAGCAATCCCCCCACCCTATGAGCATCAATCTGCCACTACCAAATTTATCCTTTCTCAGCCAAGATGTCTTATTACGTCTGATCCTGGCACAGGTAAAACAAGAGCTGTATTAGATGCACACACTAACTTTTCAGGCAAAACGCTTGTACTTGCTCCGCTTTCTATATTAGAAGCTGCGTGGGCAGAAGACATACACAAGTTTCAACCTGATATTAAATTTGGAGTAGCATATGCTAAAAACCGTAAAAAAATATTTGAAGATGATTCCTTTGAAATGGTCATTACTAATTTCGAAGCTGTCAACTTCTTATGTAAAAATCCACATTATCTTAAGGGATTTTCTACAATCGTTATTGATGAGTTTACTGCTTTTAAGAACCAGTCCTCACAACGCAGTAAGAATATTAGGAAACTTATCTCACATTTTACTAATAGGATTGCCATGTCTGGTACTCCTAACAGTAATACTATTCTAGATTTATGGCACCCAGTGCTTCTTGTAGATGACGGAGAACATCTAGGGGAGCGCTACTGGGCTTTTAGAAACCAAGTATGTACCCCACGATTCAACGGCTTTGCTAACGAATGGGTAGACAAACCTGGTATTGAAGAAGCCGTAGCTGAAAAGCTAAGTGATATCACAATTAGATACGCACTTGAAGATTGTATTGATCTTCCAGAAAACATAGTTAGAACGGTACGTACAAAGTTATCCACAGGGGTTCAAACTATGTACGATTTGTTTGTAAAAGAATCTGTTCTTTATACTAAGTCAGGAACCATTAACGCTGTACATGCAGGCGCTCGTGTAAAAAAACTATTACAACTAGTATCAGGCGGTGTTTACGACGAAGACGGCAACGTTCAATACTTACACCAAGAACGTTACGACATCGTTATGGCCCTGGTAGCTGCACGTAAACATTCTCTTGTAGCGTTTAATTGGAGACACGAACGCGATGCATTAATAGCATTAGCAGAAAAACAAAACATTACTTACGATCTTATAGATGGATCAGTACCTGCACACAAACGCAAAGACATTGTAGAAAGATTTCAAGCAGGTCAAATTCAAGTATTGTTTTGTCATCCTCAGTCAGCATCTCACGGTCTTACGCTTACAAAAGCTACTACATGCATATGGTGTAGTCCAACATACAATGCAGAACATTTTCAACAATTTAATAAACGTATACACAGAGCAGGCCAAAAACTTAAAACAGAAACTATTCTTATAGCTGCCCATAAAACTTGGGAAGAAGATGTGTACACTAAATTAGATACTAAACTTGGGAAGATGGAAAACCTTCTTCACATACTAACGGAGCTAAATAATGTCAGACCCAAATAACAAACCTAGAGTAGATTACGAACTAATAGAAATGCTTAAAGAACAAACTAAAGAACATGTAGAAGCTTTAAGTAAAAGACCTATTGAAGCTCTTGCAACAGCTTTAATATTTTCAATGAGCGAGTTGCTCTTTTTAAAAGACAAAAGAGATAACTATGAAGATGGTCCTATGACTCTTCCCGATTTAATTTTAGAAGCTAGCAAGGAAGCTTTAACACTAACAGATGAGGTATACCTTGCAAAACCTGCCTCAGATACGGAGATAATTCACTAATGAATATGGACGAACTGCTAAATGATTTAGCGCAAACACGGCAAGACATTGTCAAACTCACAGAACAAGAGAAAATCCTTAAATCAAAAAAGGATGATCTAGAAACACAGATTGTTATTAGCCTTAAAGATCAAGGAATTGATCGGGTTGGTAATGATGCGTGTACTGTTTCTATTAAACAGGAAACAGTCCCGACAGTACGTGATTGGGATGCAGTGCATCAACATATAATTGCCACAGGGCAGTTTGAGTTAATGCAAAAACGCATGTCAGCAACGGCCTTTAGGGAGCTAATACAAATGGGACAGGATGTTCCAGGCGTAGAAGCAACTGAATTGACCCGAATGAACTTCAGGTCTAAATAATAATATCAACGAAAAACGGAGAAATAACCATGAGTGATATAGTATTAGTAAGCGAAAAAGTCCCTGCACACGCAACAAAGGGCATGGGGTTGGGTAACGAAAATGTTACTGCAGCACATCTACAAACCCCTAGGGTAAAACAACTTCAACAGCTCAGCAATGAAGTTGATGAAAACCATAGTGAATGTATCGAAGGCGCTAAGCCTGGTGATTTCATTAACACTATAACCCGAGACAACTACGGAAAAGAGATCTACGTCATGAACGTACGATTTGTTGAAGAGTTTGTAGCGTGGAAAAAGCGTGAAAAAGGCGGAGGTTTAGCAGGCACTTTTAAAACAAAAGAAGAAGCTATTGAATCGCTTGTAACCCAAGGAATGAATCCAGATGATTACGATATCACTGAAACTCATTCGCATTTGTTAATTAGAAAAAACGCAGAAACAGGGAACTTAGAAATACCGTTCTTGTTTGATTGCGCTTCTTCTAAACTACGAGTGTCTAGAGAATGGAACAGCCAGATAGCAGGCCTTAGTGGAGATCGTTTTTCATCGTTATGGAAAATGGCTTCATTACAGACTCAAAATCGAGCTGGGCAAAAGTTCTTCAACATACAAGTAGAAAATGTAGGTTGGGCTACCGAAGCTGATTATGGCCAAGCAAAAACAGTTTTTGAAGCTGTTAAGTAATTGACCTTGCGTACATGGTGCGACACATACCGTCGCATCATGTATACTTTCATACAATGAAAGAAAAGGATTTCATCAACAAAGTTCACAAAAAACTTCCTAAGGAAATTTATAAGTGGAAAATCAATGATCCCTTTCATGGGGGTGTACCAGATGCATTCTATTCTGGCCCAGCAGGCTTTGCTTTTGTAGAGTACAAATACACTCAGACGTTGCCCGACCGTGGTACGTCAAAGATACCCGTTAACCTTTCTCAACAACAACGACTTTGGATACAACGAGCGCACAACGATAATTTACCTGCGTACATAGTCCTGGGGTCCCCTAACGGTGTATGCATAACAAATAACCCTCAAGTAGAGTTTTTTTATTTAGATTGCTTTTTAAGGTGTGCCGTGACTTTTGAAGCATATATAGCTAAAATAAGCAACATATGTTTAAATACGGATAATTAATAGATGAAATGGAATTCAGATATGGATATGGTAAACAAACCACCTCACTATAACCAAGGTGGAATAGAGTGCATTGATGCAATAGAAGAAAGCATGAGCAAAGACGCTTTTGCTGGATACTGTAAAGGCAATGCAATCAAATACATGTGGAGATATGAGTATAAGAACAAGGTTGAGGATTTGAAAAAAGCTCAATGGTACTTAGCTAAGCTTATTAATCTGCTGGAGGACTAGATGAAAGAAGTTGGAATCTTTACCCAACACTCAAAAACTTTAGGACGATGCACAAGTGTGGCCGATTGTCCCTGTGTTGGTATTTGTTCATGCACCCAATGGGGAGATGACAGATGCAGAGGTTGTGGAAGAACTGCAACGGAGGTTCGTGATTGGAATACTTTCTCTAAAATGGAAAGAAAAATTATAAATCTACGAAATGCAGCAGAAAATTACTCTATTAGACAGCTAATGCGAGGAAAAGGCATAGGACGCTCTAACAAGGCTGCTAGTTAATTATTAGTCTTAGTATACCTAAGGCCTGGAGTAACACAACAAAAGCGCGCTACCGGTGTGCTGTGAAGCTGTTTTCTTAAAAACCCTTACAAATTTACCCAGACAATGGGTTCTTGTTATTCTCGTTCATTTTAGATTCTAAGCTCTCAAGTTCTGCTTTTATAGTAGCAATATCGGTTTGAATCTTAGTTGTATCTGGGATATCAATACCATTAATTTCTTTTTCTAAAAACTTTACTGCTGTTTCAATAGAAGCAAATCTTTCTTCAATAGCTTTTTGCGCTGATTCAGTATCACCTATGCCACCTATCTGAGCTTCAAGGTTATCAATTCTATTAACATAGGTTGCGCCCGTGTAACCAAACCCTGCAAGGGTAGATATAATTCCAACAAGTGCAATTATTTGTGTTGTTCTGTTTTCAAACCAATTCATAAAATCTCCTATAGAGTGGGTTGCATTT